TTTTTTTTTTCAAGCAGAAGACGGCATACGAGATTCGCCTTAGTCTCGTGGGCTCGGAGATGTGTATAAGAGACAGGTGCTACGGCTGCCTGTGCAGCTCCCTGTGCGGCCGGCCCAAACTCCCCACCGGCCATGCGCTTCAGGTCTTCGAATCCCATTCTCTGGGCGCCGCGCTGTATGTCTGCACCGCCAGCGCCACCCTGAGCCTTTTCGGTTTGATCAACAATGGCATATGCAATCTTGCCAACCATCTGTCGTACGCGGTTGGTTACAGCGCGAGCACCAAACTCTGAACCCGCATCTCCGCCAGCAAGCTTCTTGCCTTCTTCTTCTACGGACTTAACATATTGCTGAGCTGTCTCTCCCAATGCGCGCGTGAGATTTTGAGACAGCATCTTTGGATCCATCGCAGCGCCTTGCTTCATGACGCCTTGATATGTCGCTTGTAGGGCCTGTTGCGCACCCTGAATATGTCTAGACTCAACATTAATTTGACCAGTCTCTGGATCAACGTATTTGGTTGGCATCAGGCCACGTTGTGGGTCTTCTCTAAACTGTAGGTTGCCTAGGCTTAGACTTTCTGATGGCAGGCCCAAGGCGCGAGAAATACCAGCGCCTACGCGCTGTGCTGTTGCCTCTCTACTTTCAATTGCGCCCTGGAATTCTTGAGGTGCAGCTGGCCGCAAGCCACCCAGGCGATCGGCCAGTGCTTGGTTGGGGGTTGGTACAGTGGGGGGCTGCACTAATGCCTGTCGGATTGCTTGTTCCGGAGGTGTCATTTCAGGACCAACACGACCGCCAGGAACCGCTGGAGCGCCAGTGCTTAAATCCCAGGCTAGGCCTTTAAACATGCGCGTCTGGCCTGGCGCAGGTTCAGGTAGCCCGCCCGTGTATCGTTGAAACTCGCCGGGCACCTTATAGCTCTCAGGATGCCCCGGCGTCGCCCATAAATTTGTTGCGCCAGTTGACACGTCTTGGTAATGAACGCGCGGAACCACATCTCGCCCAGAAGCAAGATGTTGCTGCGTTCGAGTGACAGCATAAGCACCGGCCATACCATAGTCTGTTGTAGCATACACGGATTGTTGGGCCGGGGTAGATCGAGGCTCTGCTGTTACACGGTCCGGAGGAACGAGTCCAGCTGACGCATAGCCAGTGTTGACTCCTTCTCTGCCCAGTAGCTCATGATGTTGAATAAGCCCCTTGCTAAATTCTTCGTCAAGGCGCTCTTCTTCCGATGTGGGACGTAGAGGATCTTTCTTAAATCCTGTCATGGGGTGTCCTGAGGAGATGTGACAGGGGGGAGGGAGGCGGCTCCCCCCTGCTGGGGTTAAACAGGAGGCTTCGCCAGATCAGAGATCAATTGAAGCTCCTGGAAACCTTCTAGTATCCAAGGGCGGATATGTCGTTCCCAAAAGATCGGCCGGTCTAGAAGTCCACCCGTAAAGACTGGTACTCCCAGTTTTTCTTCTAAACGGACCAGGGAGATGTACTGATTGAGAATCGGATCGTCATCGCTTTCCTCAAGAATGTAATCCTTGAGGTAGTCCTCTAACTCTCCGAATCTCTCTTTCAGTCCTCTTCCTGATTCGCCCGGCTTAGTGGGTTTTTTGGGCCCCACCCAGGAACGTGTTCGGCGATTTTATCAGCGATCTCAGCAACCATTTCCATCGGCATGGTTTTTAGCTTGGCTTCAATGACCGATGCGGTTGATTTCTCTGAGACAAATGGCTTTCCGTCGTCGGAAACTGACTTATCAGCATCCGCTGGAATGTTAGTGCCGCCAAACAGGAGGGCAATCTCGTAGAAAAGTATGTCAAGCCAGGAGGGTGAACCTTCTGTCTCCATACCTCCATCTTTGTTGTAGATTGCCTTTCCGGTGTTCATGTAGCGAGTAAGCGCAAGCTCATCGCCAGCTGTGGGAGGTTTGATCTCCCACCAGTATTCTGATTCGTCTGCAAAGTTAAATCGAATATTCTCGATAATTGCATAGGAACCAAACGGTGATTTCTTTTCAGCCATAATTAAAGCCTCCTAAGTGCCCAGTATTAATACTGAGTACTTTGAGTGTTAGTTAACGTAGCAGTGATCGGTTCGTTCTCACTATTGAGAACCGTCCCAGTCACCTGCATTACAACCTGCCGACCAGACCGCAAGGCAATAGGAGCCGCAGACCAAACGATATTATCGTCTGTTGTATCAAAGTCAAAAGTCAGTGAGTACGGAGTATCTCCACCCGTACTTGTGCCGGCGTTCTCGGGTGAGATCAGGTCAAGCTTGATATCGCCCTCTTTGAATACTTCTGCCGTCCATGCTGTTGCAGCACCGGCGGGATCATACATGATCTTCTCATATAGGTCAACATCATCTATCTTAAGATTCAAGGTGATGCTGGCTGATCTCTGGTTGATTGCGAAATCATCCGGAGAATATGAGCCAACAATGAACTGTTCGTCCAGTGGGATCTGCAGACCGAATGCAATTGCGCCACTCAGTACTTTAGCAGCCGTTCCCGTTGGTAGTTCAATGTCAGTTACTGGAGACAGGAACTGTGGTCCTGCGTCAAGATACGTTGGCACGGCCCAGGCTGTTACCCAGCCTGTGCTGTCGATGTTTGGAGTTGGGAGGCCACCTACAAAAGTAGCTGCTCCTTCAACAAACCGCGCGCCTGTAAACGAGAGCACAAGTCCCGCCACTCGGCAGTCTTGGAGCTGTTCGGCCCAAATTCCACCAGGTGCTGATCTTACTGTCCAGTACGGAGCACTGAATTGATCCGTTGGCAGGGTGAATACATGTGAGTATGATCCGTCAGAGTTGTCAGCTGGGCTGGCAACCTCTCCGATCGCGCCAAGAAGTAGTTTCCCAAGATTGGTAGGACGCGGGATGATATCCATCGTTCCGCCACTAGTGATACCGACCTTTACTACATCGCGGAGCATAGCCCCGCCACCGATTTCCTGGTCAAGCGGCAGGAACATGTTGTTCGGTGCCACCCCACCAGCTCGGAAGAGGAAGTAGGAAAAGTCAGCGTCAGTAGAGTTTGGGCTACCCTTAGCTGTCTGCTTGGCGATACCTAGATATGATCGTTCGGCAGCTGTCATGTGTAAACCCCTGTTCTTGTTGTGTACACATCAAAATAAATCTTGATGTGAAAGTCATATGAGTCAGGAGGGCCACCCCCCTGAAGCATATCGGATTTGAGTGATGTGGCCATTGGTCCTCGACTGACATATTCGTCATCGGTGGCAATGCCTGTAAAAAGCTCCTTAAGAAGTGCCAGCTCTGCCCTGTCTCTCACAATAGCTGCGATTTCCATTGCAGCAGCTTGCCCTTCTCTAGTGTTCTCTAGCAGACATCGGATCTTGATTGTGAACCGGCGTACCCATGTTACGGTGCCGCCAATTTCCACAATCGCAACCACGTCCCGCCATTGCCCATCGATGTTTTCTGGGTCGTTGTGGTGAACCTCTACTGAGATTCGAGCAACGTCGGGATCTGGCTCGCCTTGCAGCGGGCCGACCTTGACAACACCGGCCTGAGCTGTGTCGCTATCATCAATGTTGGTGATGAGAGCAGCCTCCAGCTGATCGCGGGTGTATGTTATGATCTCGTTGACAATGCCCTCAGTCATTAGCGCATCCTTCCAGGCCGGCTCAATCGAACCGCTCCACCTTCAATCCGTTCGGCTATTTTCATGTAATATTCATCCATGATACTTGCAACCTCTGGAGATAGTGGGTTATCTTCTCGCGTATTGCCGGAAGACACCTGTGTTTTGAAGCGATCGAGAGCGGACTGTCGAGAGCGCATTTGGCCATAGACCTTTGCAGCAACGTAGAGTCGCGGCAGCTCGTGGTCAACGTCTGGTATGGTAACGTCACTAGTATCGTCGTTGACATTGTCTGGTATCGTATGCATTGCTGCATACGTCATCAGAACTGCCTCGGCATCATAGGGGGCAACGTCTAGCATTAGGCTGCCCCCTAGCAGATACCAATAAAAAGGTCTACCTGATTGGGAGGGATATCGCACGCCGGGGCGCGGCATACGTTCTTCCAGAAAGCGGTTCTCCGGCACTTCAATAAAGACAACGTTGATGAAGTCAGCTGGAAGCGTATAGGGACCAGTGCCAGTTCCTGAGAGTTCAACTCTATCGGGCACTAAAGGAAACCACAGTGAGTAGTCCCTTACAGCGTCCGTCCAGAACACGTACAGGTCATTATCGGTCCATCTGGGAGTTGCACCAGTATCTCTAAGATATGTGCGAAGATCAGCTTTCGTTTCACCCCAGTTCATGCGAACCTCCGATTATGTTACTGAACCGCCAGATTCAACGATTTCCAGCCATTCCGGTCGATAGATCTGCATCTTGAGGAAACCTCTCCATCCATATCTCTGGACCATCTGTAGGTCGTCGATCTTTGGTGGCATTGTTGGGTGTGGGCGTTCGCCAACACCGTACACAACAGCCGGTCCACCCATGAAGATGGATGCGCTGATGTCAACGCCGTTTACTACGTAAGCGCCTGCATCGTGAGGCTTTAGGAGCGGCTTATCAAAGGACAGCGTATTGGCTGTTCCTGAGTCTACCGCAACGATTCGACGTGTTTCTTGGGTACCATCTGATTCCTCAGGTGGGTGCCCGCCAGCACCGTCATCGCCACCTACGCAGATTGTTACTACATCACCCACTGAGAACCCAGTGCTGTCGGTTACTTCGATGTAGCCTGTTGCGCCAGACTGACCTACTGTATACACAGTGTCAACGGTCGCCGAAGCGCCTTGGCCAACAACGGTATCTCCGCCAGTTGGGATTGTAGTTTCAAGTGCTACTGTTCCGTGGTTGAAGAGTTTTAGACGGTTAGTTCGAATGAAACGAACGCCGGCCCACATGCCTGCTTCAGCAGTGAACTTGCGTCCCGTTTGTTCGTACTCTTGGAGTTCTAGCCAATCTGAATCAGCATCGGTTCGAATGTCATAGATTACACGAGGGGTTGTTGCACATACAACAACTTGACCTGGGCTGTCGGCTACCTGTACCACGCCGGGGATTTCTCGTTCCTCGAGGTGAACTCGTACAAGTTCGGCTAGGTCTGGATCGAAGACGTCGACTTGTGCGACATCGAATCGATCGGTGCTTGCTGTTCCGGTGAAGATCTTGTAGCGGTCATCAACAGAGAGGAAAGCGTTTCGAGCAAGAATGTCCAGGTAGTCTACCTGGTTCTGTCCTAGCTTTCCCTTGACTAGACCACGAAGGTCTCCGTTATTCCAGAAGTTTACTAGCTCATTGTAGTCAGAGATCTTGAGCACGTCACCGTGAATCTCAAGACCAATCTGAACTGTCCGGCTGTCCAGGTACGAACCTGTTAGCCAGATTCCGGTCTCGGAAAGAGCATTGTAGTTCGGGTCGGTATCATATACTTCTGAGAAGATAATGGTACCGGTGTCACGTGCGCGAAAGTCTTCCTTCATTGTTGTAAATGGAACAAGGATTGACTTCGTTCGCAGTGTTTCAAGGAGCATTTGTTCGTAATAGTCACGCTGCCCACTTGGGTGGGTCGTTGACCACATTGCTCCGGTTTCGTATACAGCCATTGCGGCTTCTCCTTAGATAGGAGCAGAGCCGATTAGCCTTGTTTAGACGGGTCGTTCTTCTGTCGCCAGTCCCACCATTTGTCAAATAGCACAGTGCGCTTGGTTTGATCTGGTTCGGCTTCGATGGATGCTGTCCATGCCTCATTAGTAGCAGGTAGGACCTCTCCAGGTGCCGGTGTTGGCGAGACGGCGGGAGTAATACCCGAAAGCAGGCTTTTCTCTCGCTCCTGAACTCGCTTTTCGGAGAACCCAAGGATATCTTCCATGGCCTTTTTTTGCAGAGCTTCGTCATCGAAAGTCGGAATAGTGTCGATAATCTCAACAAGCTCGGGATGTCCAAGCTCTTTCGCTATCTCAATCTTTCGCATCATGCTCTTCAGAGTTGCGGCCTCGGCCTCAATCGTAGTTTTCTCCAGTAAAGCAGCTTCAAGTTTCTTGTCCCGCTCACCGTACCCAGCCTGAGCTTCTGCGTCCTTGACCGCCTGTTGCGTCTTGAGTTGCTCGAGTTGAGAATTCAAGGCCGCCGCTTCTTGGTCTTTAGAGCGTAGCTCTTCTGTGAGCGTCTGTATCTTTTGTATCGCCCCGGTAAATCGCTTCTGTTCCACCATGGGTTCAGAAGGATCGTCCGTCTTGGGCGGGTCCTGAGGGGTAGGCTCAGGGGGAGGTGACGCTGGTTCCGGAACAATAGGATCCGGAGCAGGTGCTTCATCTCCCGGCTTAATTTGATCGGACATTAATGCCTCCTTGCATTAGTTAGGCTTATGAAGCCAGTAGTCCTACGGCTCGAAGTGCTGCTAGTATAGCATCTACTTTGTCGCTGATGGCTTGCGCCTCAGCGGCATCCGGACCACCAGTCGAAATGGTTTGGTCCAGATCAGCAATCGCTGGAATACTAAACTCGAGCTCCTTACGCTCGTTTTCGTTTAGTCGCCCAAAGGGAGTTTTTGATGCTTGTGACATATGGCGCTCCTTAGGCCGTGTAGATGGAGTCACGCCAAATGGCGCGCTTCTGGCCACCGTCATTAAAGAACGGTATAGCCTCTACTTGAATAAGTGTACCATAAATTGTCGCAAGTACAAGGCCTTGTTGCCAATTTGGACTATTTACGTACGATGGATCAGTATCACACAAACAGAAGCATTCGAAGGCCCTGGCCACGCCATTGCGCGTGTTGGCATAGTGCACTCCACCTCTGTGGGTATGGCCGGTGAAGAGAGTTGGAACTTGGTAAAACTCTTTCTCCATCTCTCCACGAGCAGTGTAGGCACTGTGCTTTCGTATCACAGTACCATGTTTGATAACCAACGGGCCAATCTCTAGCTCCGATTGTCCATAGTTTTCGCCGATGACTCTCTCCTCGCACTCAATATTCAGATAGCGGAATCCAAGAAGATTGTTTAGGCTTAATACCTCGAGCCCAGCCATTTCTGGATGGCGCCAAATGTAACGACGCAATCTATCTTCGTGATTGCCCGGAATAAAGAATCTTCGGGCGTCGGGAGCTGCAGAGATCCAATCTCGCATCCCGCTTCTCCAAGAGTCAATCTCCGTCTGGAGATTAAAGGCACGCTTGGGATCTTTGTCAAACTTGCTGATAGAGTAAAAGTCTATAGCATCCGAACCACAAACCAGTAGATCAGGCGAAAAGTCCCGCGTGATCTGTAGCGCTATGTGACGTGCTGCTTCGTCCTGAAATGGATAGTGCTCGTCAGTTGGAAACGCTACTTTGTAACCCTCTGTGGGGTTGATAATCATACTGCCTCCGCCTTCGAAGGAGTACCTTGCTGAGTAGTTTCTATCAGAAACTCTTTCATATCCGGATCCTGAATCATTGTCATGATCCGTTCTACTTCAGCTGGGCCACGACCCAAAAGCACCTGAGCTGTATCCAGGGAGATCGCGGGAGGCCTGCAAGCGAGTAGCTTAACCACCTCGTCTACAAGAGCCTGTTGATCCTTCGGCATGAGTGGCCAAAAATCTGGAACGACCGTACCGTCCACTGAGCGTAGAATATCCCATTCCGAAATGCCTGGGAACTTCTTCTGCTCGAAGATCTTCGCAGCAATGCGCATGATCCTCTTGAGACCGTTAGCCATATAGCCCCGACTTCTACGAGTTGCTCGTAGGAGCGGCCACATTCTAATTTCCAGAGTGCGGCCCGACCGCTGCCCTCCGCCAGTATCCTCACCAAAAGCAATTGGTGGAGCAAAGGCAGAAGTTCTTGACCAGTCGTAGATGAATTCTACAAACTTGAAAGCAGGCTCGGGAACGGGATTTTGAGCTTCCAGCAACCCTACTGTTGGTGGTGGGTTATTGCCCAACACACGCCCCAAATCCCAGAAGGACTCAGGACCGATAGGAAAGTTAGCGCCATTGAACGTTCTTGGCATATTGAATCCCCATCGAATCGGGTGGGCATTGTAATTGATAGCATCGCCTAGATCGGCGAGCCGCATATTTAATTCGTCCTGCACTGGCATGATCTCAGGTGTAATGGCGTCTCCCCAGTACTCATTCGATCGCAGGCGTGGTATATATACAAAGGGAACTATTCGCCATGGATTAAGGCCCGAGAATTCATCGATACGTCGGCCGTCAATCCTATTCTCGTATGTGGTAGGCGTCCAGTGCTCTACTCTCCACACCTCGTCCTTGTCTGGGCCAGGATCAAAGCCATACTTGGCCTTGCATTGTTCCTTGGTCATCTTAGTGGAAACATAAACTTCCAGGAGGGTGTCCGCGTCATCCGGATCCCATATAGGGAAGAATGAGTTGAGGTCGATTCTAGAGAGCTTGATATGTCCAGGATAAATGAGATCTGGCGCAACCTTAATGGCAGTGCCGCCATATACTTCGCGGTCTACTGCGCACTGGTGCAGCATAGATTGTGCATTATTGTCCGTGAGGATCTGTGCCCATAGCTTCACGGCCTCGGCGCCACTCTTGGACTCGTCCTCATCTTGTCGGATACGGAATCTGATGATGTCTTCTTCCCACTCGCCAAAAATAGCATCGGCCTGGGCAAAAGCCAGCAGTTTTACAAGGTTCACACCCACGGGATATAACAGGGGAGTTTGTTCAGATGTGTCGATTCCTGCCTCTAGTGGGACACGCTCTTCGAATATCGCACCGGTGAAATACCTACTGTACTGCAACCGCTGCATAGCGTGATATTCCCAAGAGTTCTGTTGAACGCCGCTAATATCGCCGAGGTCAGACCACTCAGGCCAGTGAACATAAGACGCCATAGTTTACTCCTCGGATTCGTCGATCTTTTCAGATGACTTGCGTGAGAGTGTGCTCTTCTCCAGCAGAGGCTGGCGCAATACCATCTTACTGCCCTCCATGTCGTAGCCGCCAATGGCGCGGACCATCATATTGCCACTCTTGAGCTTAAGAACTTGGAACATTGCTCCCTTAATAGCGAGCTGTTCATTCTCTTCGAACGTCAATTTCTTACTTTTAGCCATGTCTAACTCCTGATTATAGCCTGTCTGGGGCTAAAAAGCAACCATTAGCACCAGGGTACTATTTGCGAGCCTCGCCGATAATATCAGCCAGTGGTGTTAAATCAACACCATTGTCTTCAAGGGCACATACGAGTAGTGGCGACAGAGCGCGTATGACGGGCTCTCCTAAATCTTGCCCCATAAGATACTCAAGCGCATGAAGCATTTCATGCACAAGCACAACTGTGGCTATTTCCCCATCTGCCTGCTCGTGGATCCGGATTCGCAGCTTATCACTTCTGCAGTCGCCCCATCTCTCATTGTCGAATCCATCTGTGTCTTGCGCATTGGTTATTTCAATACTGTAGTTGTATGGCCCAATCTTAACTGATGCCATTATGCCTTACCTCCGTTGTTTGCGATTTGATCGTGTCCGCACTTGGGACACTTTGTAACGCCTTCCTTGATCATACGGGCGCATTGGATGCATCCCACGTAAATTGTCTTTGACACGGCGTCTGCCAAAGAAGAGACGTAGTAAATTTTTCCATCTGCGTACATTCGAATTTTCCCCACCTGGTTCTCCATTAGGTGAAGACTCTAACTTTGCGATCGTCGCCATGTCTGAGTTTTTCGTCATAGTACTCAACCTGCTCAGCTTCCGTTAGCTGGTATTCGGGGTCTGTGATTTCGTTGAGCCTCTTGTCCGTTTGCTGAAACCCGGACCCACGAAACGTTATGCTTGGAGCCACAAATACGCGGCCAAGCACTCCTTTGTAGCCACACTCCGGACATACTTTTGGGTGTGGATCCAGCATCGACTTTTCGACGTCGGAAACCTTATTACACTTAGGACAACGGTATGAATAAATAGACATAGTTACCTTCTGGCTCGTCTACTGCGCTTAGATCTAAATTTGCGTGACAGGCGCCCTGGCGGACGCCGTCTCTGGGCCTCTTCCTTAATCTCTCCAGGCATGTAGCGCGCTAGGAAGGCCGCAATACCAAGAGTCATCACAATATCTTGCGGCTGCTTGTTGTTTTTGGTATCCATATCGCGTCGGTAATGACGCATCTGGAATAAAAGACCCTTGATCAATGGCCATTGAAACCAGTGATTCGTGACGGCAATCGAAAGGGCGTTAATAAGCGCCTGCTTATCGCTAGCAAAGTTGATTCCGTCTACGATGATCCCTTCATTTTCAAAGGCTAGTTCATCAAGGGATTTCTGGGTACCGGTTGTGTCAATCCCTTTATAAACAGGGTTGTACTTGTCGATCGCATATTTGAATGAGGATAGGAAGGGCGCGTACGCTCCACGACCGTATACCCAGTCAAAGTATACCATCTTATATGGCTTGCGGTCCACCCGAATTACGATAACGCACGCTGCGTTTCTTTTTGGCGGATCGCCGGTTCCAGGATCTCCGGCCAGAAGATACACTCCATCTAGCTCCGGAGGCGTTTCAAAGTGCGTGATTCCATGGCGAGGATGTACCTCTTCTTTCCAGCCCGGCCTTGGCTTGCCAGTCTCTGGACGTGTAGCCTCGGTCATCAAGTCATTGAGCTCCTGGAAAGTACATGCATCAACATGGCTGCGTGGAAATGTGGTCATACCATAGTCCGGAAACTCGCCTAGAAGCTCGACATCGACCATCTCGTCGGTGTAATCTGCTTCCATAAGGCTGACTTGCTCTTCGGTGAGGAATGTATTCTCGTAAATGGTTGATCTAATACTGTTGTAGAGAGACAGCTCCGCCGAATGGTGACCGGCAACACCCTTATAGAAACGTTCCCTAAGCCATGGGGCGTCTGTAGGGCTCGTTGTAACGTCGAGTCTAGCCACTCTAGTACTGCCATCGAGTCTAATGCCTCTAAGTCGTCCACGGAGAGTTTTGAGCGATATTCCATCGTAGTCGAGTCCAGCTTCATCGTAATTGATACGATCAAACTCCTGTCCTCTAATGAAGCGTGCGTCCTTACCTGCGGTTCTGAATATCCAGCTTGAGTAATTCTTGAAGTCAATCTGTGGGTAAGGACGGAGGGAAACGTTGTCAATAAGGTGTTCGAGACGTTCATTGGATTCAACCCATTCTGTGGCCATTTCAAAGGCCAGCTCGGCTTGCACAGATGTAACTGATGTATTGAGCGCCTTAAAATACGGGATACTCAAGCAGTCTATCATGTACGACGCCGCTACGCCACGCGTTTTGCCACACGCAATGCCTCCAAGCCATGTGACATTGGCGGCTGGCGCATGGTGAAAAGCCCATTGCTTAGGGAGAGGATCGGTCCCATAAAGATACCATTGCGAAGCAAGACCGTATCCTTGATTCTCCCTAAGCGCCGCGACTAGTAATGTCTCATCAGCTTCCGTCAGGATGCTCATTCGCTAGCCATTGAAGAATATCGCCCTTGCGAGTGATTGTGGTAGGCACTGGCGTCTCGTTCTTGCTTGCCCAGGCTCGCAGCTGTCGAATTGTCCAGTCGGCAGAAAAGTCTGTAGCGACGGGAGCAGCCAATGATGTATCGTCCAGCACGTCATCGGGTCTCTGTTGTGTTCTTGGCGGGGCGGTATCGATACGCTCTCGATACGCTGTTTCTGGCGGTGCGCCTACTACATCGCGTCTTACTCGCTCTCTAGGCTCTGGCTGTAGTGGCAGATCGCTCCACGAGAACAGATCTTCTCCAAGAACACTCTCTAGCATTCTGCCCGCCATAGTACGGTGCCCGGCCTTATTGATATCGAGCTCGTTTGTGCTGCGTCGTCCAAAGTGCTTGCCGTCCTTGAAAAAGTTAAATTCATGGACAAGGCTGGGTTGTTTCTTATGCGTAGCTTCAATACCCTTGTCTTCACAGTACTGTATGATAGTATCGACAAGTAGTTGAGCGCGCAGCTTCTGCGTACGCGCATTCTCCTGCGCTGGCGAAAACATTACACCAGAAGCAAGGTTAATTTCATGCCCTCTTTTAGCCATAGCTTAACATCCTTTGTGAACTTGATAGATCAGCATCAAACATTCTAGTAAATCCTGGGGCCCATACCTCATCCCATTGGTAGTTCTTGGCAAATCTGCTAGCGAACCCAACGGCACGGACGCCCAGCATATCCGGAAGTAGGGCAAACACAGGTGTCATCCCATATTCGCCAGACACTCGTTTCATATCATCTAGCACTACGATGACATCCTCGGTCGGCCCATATCCATAGAAATGGTACAGTAGACCCTGTAATACGATAGCAGGAATAACTCTTGCCTCTGCCTCATCATGATGCTTTTTACACAGGCAGACAAGATTTTCCAGCACGTCCTGTCTAGGATCAGACCCGAAACTAACAATATGGTGCGGAGAGATAATCCCAATACATCCAGTGCGCCAGAGCAACCCATACAGACACGTTCCATCGCGATCGCGTGCCATCTGCGCTACGCTCTTATTTCTGCGTACCGCTCGCCCCTTGCGCTTTGGTTTAGGTTTTGGCGCAGGAGTAAATGTCATGGATTTGCCTCAAAGAACGCTTTCGAAAATCCCGGTGGGGTAATGCTTCGCAACATAGCCCGATCATCAGATGGCGGCATCAAATGCATTTTAGATCCCTCCACAGGCTCAACCCAATTCATTTCCGGTATCGAAAACATACCCCATACGAGAGTTTTCTTAGTATATGGGTCTCCATAGTCACACGGATCAAATATCAATCTTGGATCGCCATAGTATGTACGTAGCCTGCCCACTGGATTCTCAAGCGCCCACCATCTTGGCTTATGTATAGTGACAATACGCATGCATGCGTCAGCAACTGCCAGAGCATCCAGTAACGCTTGGTCACCCTTCTCTTTCCACCATCGCGCTCCACTTCCAGATAGGTCAGTGCACGGAGGAGCGGCCAAGATACCCCAAACATTATCTTGGGGCTCCAATAGCCTAATGTCATCTCCAGACCGTGTGTCGATGATGCGTACATTATATCCAGCATCGGCATATGGATCAGACCATGATCCGGTGCCACCGCATAGATCAAGCACCACTCTTTCTGGTATTGGCACTTGTCTATACAATCTCATCTTTTAACCCTACTCACTCTCGTGCCCCTAACCTTTAATCGATGTCCTTTCTTGACCGACGTCGGTTTTTGCGCCTCCGACAACAC